CCTTTTTCTGAAAATATCCATATTTGTAGCCTAAATTCTTCGCAGTCTCATGTTTGTAAGATTTCTTAACATATTATTTTAAGTTAGATAATTATTCAGCGAAAAATCATTATTTTACATGCCTGCTATCTTGAGACCTCCAGTAAGCCCTGTTCCAATTGCGAAACTTGCTCCATTTCTTACACCCGAACCCATCGATGGTATGAAAACATCCAAAACACTAAATGTTGCTGCTGCAGTTAAAGCAATAATAACAACTTCCTCTACATTCAAAGACCGTTTAGGGATAGCATAAGCTGCTAAAGCGACAATAATACCTTCAACAATGTATTTAATAGCTCTTTTGATAAGCTCTGAAAAATCAAATCCGCTCATTTTAGTAATATATTATATAAAAACAAAAAAATATAAAATAAGTTTGAAATTACTTAAATAAGTCTTTCTAAATGTATATATAATGTCTGGTTTTGAAAAAAAAATTTTAGAAAATGGTCAAATAAATCCTAAATACATTGACTTATGCGATGAAGATCCACCAATTGCTGGGCAAAAATTTGCTTGTCTTTCTTTTATTTCACCTGAAAAAATATTGAAACAAAGAGAAGTGTTTATGTTTGAAGAATTCCTAAAACAATGGGATTTCAAGAAATCGATGGACAAATTTTTTGATTTCATTCATTTTATATCTTTTAAACATGGATTAGATGTTGAAACTATTATAAATGATTACACTGAATTTATTGCCGAAGAAGGCACTAAACTCAAGTCGCAAGGTGTAGAAGACGATTATAAAAATTTTATAGACAAGAACGAAGAGACTTTAACACAGAAGTTTCAAAAAGCACATGACTTTCAAACATCTGTTCGTGGATTAAAAATTCGCGGTGTATTCCCAAGCCAAGAAGAAGCCGAAATGAAATGTAAGAAAATTCGCGATATGGATCCAAATCATGATATTTTAGTGGGTCCAGTAGGTATTTGGTTGCCATGGGATCCAGATGCTTATAAAACCGGTCGAATTGAGTTTATGGAAGATGAACTCAATCAACTTCATAGTGAAAAAATAAAAAATGAATCAAAAGCAAAAGAAGAGTTTGAGCGTAGAGTCAAAGAAACTAAAAAGAAAGCGATTGAAGAGAATATAAAGCTAGCGCAAAAGAGTGGTAACAAGTTGACACAGACTATCGACGAACAAGGAAACTTGGTTGGTGTCAAAGAAACAGTCGATTTTGAAAGCAGAGAAGTTGCAACAGAAGAAGAAACAAAAGCATACAATGAGCAAGTTCTTGAGTATAATAAACAGAAATCTGATGCTGATGGAATTACTGTTACTGAATCAGAGTAAATTAGAAGACAATCACAATACATATTCAAAAAATATACCATGTATATGCGATTTTGGTTGATGGAAGTTGGATTTATATGAAAAAGTGGAATAAATGCTATGATAGAATAGGTGGAATTTATACAGAGACATATTTTAGGAAAATACAAAAATAAATTACTTATTTTGGATGTTTTACATGAGAAAAGATATAATTGTTCCTTTGCTATTTTCTTTTCAATTATATTATTGTTTTTTCCTCTTTGTTCTTTTGTGTTTTATTACTTTCTTATTCTCTTTCTTATTCTTTTTTTCTTTCTTGCTTTTTCTTGTTTTTTTTTGGTTTATTGTTTTATTGCCTCCGTTTGCATTTACTTTTCCTCCTATTTCTTCTACTGGTTCTACTGTTGTGACAGGTTTGTTTTCATTTGCTGTATTTTCTTTTTCTGCATCTTCTTTATCCATCAAATGAACCTCCTCAACATCTGTACAATTTCTAACAAGTAACGTTAGTGTCTTTTTTGCGATTTCTAAGGCTGGAATTGTACTTATTGTTAGTAAATTTTTTATATCAGTCACCCATTTATTAGGTTGATTATCGTTGTATTCTCGTGCAACATCAATAGTTACGTCACACTTATCAAAAAAAAATGTACATTCTTCACTTTTAATAAGATTAACAGGAGTACCTGTTATTCTATTTTTAAACCTTTCTCTTTTATCAACATTCTCTTTAGTCTCAAATCTGATAAATTTTCCAAACGTAGTTCGTTCAATAATTTTATCTGGTTCATTTAGATCAATGTCACCTCGGATAATATTTTTACCCTGACTTTTCGCATGTAATTTTTCACTTTCTCCTTTACGTGTCTCAAATATATAAAAAATAAAAGTATTATCGTATTTGTCACCGAGTGTGATATCTTTTTTATTTCTACGTTGACTTATATCTAAATTTTTACTCATATCTAATTTAATTGAATCAACATTAGTACATTTTACACCTGTACATCTTTTTCTATCGTTGTTTTCTTCACATACATCATCAGAAATTACTAAACTCTTTCTATATCGATTTATAGTTACGTTTTCTTTTAGTCTATAATATTTTGATTCATCTAACTCAAGAGGAGTAACATCAACAAGTAATGGGGGTCTATGCAACCATGATTTAAACATAGTATTAAAAAATATATATATTGTATAGTTATATATTTTTTACATCTTTCCAATAAATTATTATACTTATATTTTTCGACGCGTTTGTTTATTTTTGTTTTTTTTATTTCTTGATAGTTTTCTTTTACTGACGCGTATCTTGCCTCCTCTTACTGAGTCTTGTATTTCATTTGATGCTGCTGGTGCTGATGCTGATGCTGGTGCTGTTTCTGATGCTGGTGCTGATACTGGGTTCATTTGTGTCATTGTATAAATTGCATTTTTAATACGATCGTTGTATTTTTGTTCTTTAGCTTTCCAAAGTTCTTGTTCATTTTGATCACCTTGTTTATTGTATGTAATATAAAATCTATATAAATATCCTAACTGTTCATAAATACTAGTTGCGAATCCATACTTTCCAATACCGCATACAGGATCCGTTGGATTAGCATTGCAAAACTTTGGACTAAGAGTTCTATATTTATTATCAAGAGTTTTAGCACTTGCTTGAAAAACGCGAACAACATGTGCTATTGTTGGAGAACAATTATAACTTTCTGCTCTATAAATAAGAGCCTCTGCTATTGTGTTTATAATGTCAATCGTAGTTTCCTTACTTAATTTTGTAGTTGTTGAGCCGTTTGGATTATATGTTACACTTATTTCAAAAACTTTGGATTCAGCTTTAGTAAGAGCATTATAATACATTACTCTTGCGCTATCATAATCAGCAGTCATATAGTTGTCAACCTTTTCTTTTGACGCTTCATTGAGGTTTGAATTATTAGAAAATACGCCGTTGGGTATGGCAAATAGTCGTTGTTTATTATCATCAGTAAAATATGTTTCGGTAAATTTAATAAATTCATCATAGTTAAACTTATTGTCATCTATAATTTTTGTAGTTAATTTACCATTATGAGCTTTTGCAGTAAGATAGTTACGATAAATACTAGTTTCTATTGAAGGAACTAGTTTTTCAAAATCTTCAGCGTCAAAATCCCGAGTATTCAAATAATAATAATCAACCTCCTTTTCCTTATTATCTAATTTAGTAATTGTAAATAAATCACCATATAATTCAATATCCCATTTAAGACTATTTATTTCAGTGTGTATTAAAAATAAATCCTCTACAATAGATATAATATATGATAATCCATTGTTTACTTTATTACCAGTATAATGTACTCCTACATCAATATCAGATGTAGGATTCAAACCACCAAATATTCCCATTTTATAATTTAATAATTCTGCACTAGTTATCTTTGTATTATACGCACGAGCGTAAGTTTGAGTTTGATTTTGATTTTGATTTTGATCTTGATCTTGATTAATACTAGAGGTATTATGAAATTCTTTATATTCATTCGGATCAGTCATAATTACTACTGACATAATCAATAATTGATAAAATAGTACTGTACGATAACACCATAATTTGTTTTGGTTATTTGGGTTTAATTTTTTTATATGAATATGATAATCAAATTTTGTTATATTGTCTATATTTATAGTACGTAGAATACTGTTAACACCGGCTAATATATTTTTAATATTTTCTTCAGCAATAGCCATATTATATGGCTTTACTGAAAATGTATCTATAAATGATACTATTGTTTTAATAAATTCATCATTATCATCTGACTGTGTTTTATTATCACCTGACGATGTTTCATTATCATCGGACGATGTTCCATTAGCAGCTTGCGGTGTTCCATTAGCAGCTTGCGGTGTTCCATTAGCAGCTTGCGGTGTTTCATTCGCAACTTGCGGTGTTCCATTATCAACATAAAATCTTTTTGAAAAAAATACAATATCTTTTAAGCATCGTATTGTAATGCTTTCAAAACTAAAAACGGGATATATTGTTTGACTCATTTATATAATATAGAGAATATTTTATATAAATATTTTGAAATATTCATTTGTAATATATTTTTACTAAATTCCACGTAATATGTTTATTGCTTGATTATTTTGAAATAAATAAAAACAAAAAGTAGATTTCCTATATTACTAAACCTCCGGTAAATACCACTTTAGATTTTTATTTTTAGAGCAATGAATAAATAAAAATCAATGAATTACAACGACTAAAAAGAAAATTTATTATTCTCCTTCTCGATAATTTTACCATTTACCTTTTTTAACTGTTATCTGTTGTCCGCTTGTTTTCTTTTTAGATTTATTCGGATCATATGCTTCATCTTCGTCATCAGAACCCATTCCTTTTGATATTTCCCAAAATTCTTTTGATCCTAACTTGAAATCGGGTCTGCCTTCTGCCTTGTACCAAAATATTTGATCATTTAACTTGTTTGATTTAGCATTATTATTAATAACCAAACATTCATAATTCTCAGTAGTCTGATCCATTACAGAATTGAATGATTCGAGTGTTGGAAACATAGAAGCATAGTTTTCCCAGATTCTCTTTCGATTGGTCATATATGGTTCTCGCAAAATAAACACATAATCTATATTGGTTCTCAAATTTGGTGGTATACCAAGCGGATATTGCATTGTAATAATAAGCATGATTTTCCAGTGTCTACCGTTCATAAATAATAAACGCATTAACTTGTCGCGAGTCCATGATTGGTCATATAAACAATCATCTAATATAACAAACGCGCGAGGATCAATAGTGGTTCTTTTGTATTGTTCTATTTCTTTATTTACCTGTTTGAGAACTACTTTTTGTCTTCTTAGAATATTTTCTATCAAAACGGTATTATATTCTTCATGAATAAATAATTTAGGTACATGAGATGCATAAAAACCATTTCCCGCTTCTGTCCCCGAAATAACTGTTCCAATAGGGATATCTTGATGATGAAATAATAAATCTCGCACCAAATACGATTTGCCAGTATCACGACGTCCAATCATGACAATGACGGGGCCTTTATTTTCATCTGGTTTAAATGTAATGGTTCTCATATCGAATTTCTTCAATTCTAATGTCATGTATATATAATTCTGTTTATTTTTATCATTGTTTTAGACGCATACACATCTATTTATTTGAAAAGCGTTAAAACGCTTGAATATAATATTCTTTTGAAGTATATAAAATGTCTAAATTTAATGTGAATTACCATAAAATAAAAAAGATTGTTCTCGAAGATTTAGAAAAAATGTATCAGGAAACAAAAACAAATGATACAGAAGAAAAGTGCAACTATCATCCATTTCATATGAAAAACAGTCAATGTTACAACCCGATTTATAATATATTTTTTGAAATGAATGAATTAAATTATGATTTGATATCATTGAACCATAAATATAGAATTCATGACCTAAAGTATGTAATTGACAATGAATCCGGTTCTCAAATAAAACGCGATAGTTTTATTAAATTTGCGCCACTATTAGACCCAATTCGATTTTTAATTGGTAAATACAAAGATAAAAAAGAAACATTAACTACTCTTCCGTCTTATAATATCAAGACGAACCATAAATTAGGGAATCCAAATAATGCTTCTTATGTAGACAATTTTTTCTGTTATTTATCAAGTCAGTTATTACATCATCATGGTTGTAAAAACGCAATTGATTATTACGGTTCTTTTTTAGGTATCCAAGAAAAATATAAATTTAATGCAGCAGATGATATTGATTATTTGGTTCAGTCTGAATATTTTACGCATAATAAAGGTAAAATATATGAAATTGAAGAGGTAGAAAATCCATTTGCGAATTTTGGTTCTCGAAATAATAAAAATAAATTATTAATTCATAATACTTCTGACATTTCTCATATTTCTTTGGAAGAATTAGAAGTCTTAGATATTGATTGTCATAATCAGGTACAATCACACACAGAACAAGTCATCGGCGAAATAATAAATACCAATTGTATTTATGAAAAAAATGAATCAGAAACATCTTCTATAAATAGCTCAAATAATAGTGAGCTTAATTATTCAGATGATGAGGAAACCGAAGAAGATGATGAAGAAACCGAAGAGGATGATGAGGAAACCGATGAAGATGATGAGGAAACCGAAGAAGATGATGAGGAAACCGAAGAGGATGATGAGGAAACCGAAGAGGATGATGAGGAAACCGAAGAGGATGATGAGGAAACCGATGAAGATGATGAAGAAAGTGAAGAAGAACCGCAAATCAATGCTTTTATATATGATTTTCCAGTTCAAATGATTTGTCTTGAAAAGTGTAAAGGTACACTAGACGAATTATTTGTAAAAAAGGTTCTAGATTTAGATACCGCCGCAAGTGCTTTATTTCAAGTAATAATGACTCTCCTTATATATCAAAAAGTGTATCATTTTACTCACAACGATCTTCATACGAACAATATCATGTTTATTGAAACAGATCAAGAATACATTACATATAAATACGCAAATACATACTATAAAGTACCTACATATGGAAAATTATTCAAAATCATTGATTATGGTAGAGCAATTTATAAATTTAAAGGAAAAATGTTTTGTAGCGACAGTTTTGCTCCGGAAGGTGACGCTTATACACAATACAATTTTGAACCATATTTTAATGAAAAGAAACCACGTTTAGACCCAAATTATAGTTTTGATTTATGCCGTTTAGGATGTTCTATTTATGATTTTATATTAGAAGTTGATGATGAAAATGAGAAAGAATTTCAACCGGATGATTTACAAAGAACAATTATTCGCTGGATTACAGATGATAATGGCAAAAATGTATTGTATATGAAAAATGGCGATGAACGATACAAGAATTTTAAATTATATAAAATGATTGCTAGAACTGTTCATGCACATACACCAGAAGCTCAGCTTGCAGATCCTTTTTTTAATCAATTCAAAATTGATGAAAAAATAGAGGATTCTATTGATATTGACGCAATCCCATGTTATGCTTGAATTATGATATATCTATCTAAAAACATAAATATTTTATAAATTAGTAGTAATATTGGTTTAATTATTCGCCGCTTTACACCCTTGAACATTTAAAATGGGACAAATTATGAGTAAGTTTTTGTATTTTTATTATAGAAATGATATATAAAAGCGAAGATTATAAAATTTCGGCAGTTAAATCAAAAATTCAAAGAATATATTCAAAAGAAGAGTGAAATAAATCATATATTATTTACATTTTATGAAAAATACATTTTCAGGAAACTACGATTACAAAGTTATAGAAAT